CACCCTTCGTGTTGACGATAAACGTGCCACAGACCATGGAACCCAAATGGAAACGGGTACCATTGGAAGTTCGCCCCCGCATTGCGGGGTGTCAACTACTTGACAAAGTCACTGTGATTCCTCAGATTGCTGAGGTCTTGTCGCGGATCAACGATGATCGTTATTGCATGCACTGCAACGCGACACAACACGTCCTTTCGCTCCTGCGAATCGTCTTCAACCTTCATGGTATGGAGTTAGATTCCTCGAGTGAATCCTCACTGGAGCGGGAATATAGCCGTATTCATTCTGTTTCCGAGCGTGGGCTTATGCTGCAATACATTAAATATAAATGTGCAGCGGGCTTCTCGTTCATAATGGATCAGGAGATGCCGGAATTCCCTTCCAGTCTTAAAGGAATGGTCGAGGAAGGACCCCATTGGGCAGGCGGTCGTTTCTATGCTTTCATGCAATATGAGAAACGAATTTCTTTGCTTCGAGACTTGGGTACCGAGTTCTCACGATCGTCGTTCGCGAATTCACTTCTAATGTTAAAGAAGGGAATGCCGCGTCCGACCGTGGCTCAGTGCAAGCAGTCCAAGAAAGACGCCTTTGAGGTGATGACAACCCCGCAAACTCGCACAGCTTCAGAGCTGATGGCGATCGATAGGGTTGGTTGTTATGCCGAGCGTGTTGTTGACAAGCTTTTTGGGAAGGTGGATTTCTCCCGCATCTTATTTGACTGGCCCTCGGTATCATCTCATTCCGTTGTGATTGACGGTGAGAATACTGCCGGTCGAAAGGATGATGGTGCGTTTGGATACCTGCGCGATAACATGTTGTTACCGAACATCTCCGAAGCCGATTTTGTTGTCGGCGATGAGGAAATTGCGCAGGAGGGTGTGGTTCATTACCGTCTCTCTTCGAGCGGAGTTGATGAACTCATCCGCCGTCAGGCCCTTTTGGTGGAGGAAGCTCTATCCGAGTTCCCCCAGTGCTTTCCGGAGTCGTTACCGGAGGCTGCTAAGGTCCGTACGGTTACGGCAGGTCCCGTGAAGATGTATCACGCCCTGAGACCCATCCAAACGATGCTTCATCGCGTCGTTACTTCCGATCCTCGGTTTGCCTGTGCTCGTCCACTTGACGGCAGACAAATCCTGGAAACCCTCGGTTTTCTTCCCGACGGGTGTCATTGGATTTCTGGTGACTACAAAGCCGCAACGGATAATCTCGCTATGGAATTATCCGTCCGCATTGCTCTCCGCATAGCGGAACGTACCGGGATGCCGGCTCCGTATTGTGAGCTTTTTGTACGCTCCTTGACTGGTCATTATTATTTGGACCGGTCCGGCGACGTGATTCACGTGCAACCCCAGGCGAGGGGGCAGCTCATGGGATCGGTTACTTCTTTTCCGATCTTGTGTATCGCTAACTTTGCATTGATCTGGGCCAGTATGGACTGGGCTCATGATCAGATGCCGCTTTCTTTCGAAGCGGTCAAGTGCATTGTTAACGGGGACGACTGTTTGTTCCCGGCCACCGATCGTGTATACGATGAGTGGAAAGCAACTGCCAAGGCCGTCGGACTTACTCCGTCCGTCGGAAAGACCTATCGTTCACGTGAATTTATGATTATCAATTCCGAAATGTATTCTGTGTACATTCGTGGTTATGATCCCATCGATTTTCCTACCGGTGTGGATCACCAAGGATACCCGTACGTTCCCTGCGTCAACTCTGGGTTGCTCGTAGGTATGAAACGGTCCGGGAACCGTGAGACCAGTTGTCAGGTGTTAGACGACCGGTCGACGACTGTAGGAGCACGTTGCTCCGCGCTGGTGCGCGGGTGGTCCTTTGATTCAAGGATGAGGAATGCGTTGATTGCTTCCTTCATAGCGTGCAATCGTCACTTGTTTGTTGACGATCTACAGGTCGTTCCGCTTTTCCTTCCCGAGCGGTGGGGCGGTTATGGTTTACCTGAAGCCAGCGAATGGCAACCAAGCAAATCGGAGTTAGATAAGTGGGTGCACCGAATCCGTAAGGAGGAAGGTCTTCGGCTGTATTATACCAACCCACGGCTAACACCTAAAGGCGTGCGCTTTAGCGCTCTTCGATCCGTCTGCGATACGAAGAAATCTCCGTTTCATCAGGAGTGCGAGTCTCGCCTTGCTCGCTGGCATGGGAAAATTTTGTCGGATCGGCCATGGGCCGCACCGGGACCGTTTCAGTGGGTGTTTCAAGATCATGAAATACCCGAGGTCACCGATGATAATCTCGATGATTTTGTCCAGCAATGGAATCTCGATACTCTGGAGTATGACGTTGAAACCCATAATCAGGTCTACAACGAGATTCTTTCCCGTGCACCATTCAGGGAGATACCCGCTGCGGTGGTGCAATCCGGTCACTCTAACTACCAAGTGATCGGATGGACCGCGGTGGAACCCTTGCGCATCGTCTCAGACGAATTCGGAATTGAATGGTCCGGAGCGCAGGGTGGTAGTCCGACGTTTTATGGTGCGTCGGAGGCGGGGCTGAACCCTTATATCTACATTCGATTTGAGTATATCGATGCAGTAGATCAGCCTATCGCGGGCGGTTTAATGTAAACGCGCCTGCCGGCGACTAACCGGCGAAACAACTGGCACGAAGATCCCGGAGTTGTTCTTTGATGGTCGGGCGTGGGACTTGAACTACCCCATGTCACCCTCTCATTGGAACCACCTAGTATATTGTGAACGGTGGTGGAAAACTCTCGTGAAATTACTGACTCGTAACCTCTACAAAGGTTTTCGACATACATGACCCATTCAGGATAGGAAAGCAGACCGTGCGTTGGCATTCTGGTGCTGTTCCGTTCGATTCCGAGGCGTGGCGAAGCAGTGTGTCTTCACTTTGCAATTACGTTATGTTTAACAGTAACGGATCGAGTACTCTTCCTTAGGTACCCC